CACTGCAGACCTGAAGGAGATCTCCAGTAGCTCTGGCACGGAGTTGGTCGGGCTGGAGTATCGCCTGAAGAGCAAAGACTCCTATCTGCGGAAGGTGAATTCGGACAGCAAGCACAGTTTAGATGCCACTGTGATCCGGGAAACCATAGCCGGCACGAACGATGTCATCCGGTATACGTACCAGGCGCCGGGAGACCGGTTAACCGATTCCTATTTTAGTGTCCATTCTGAGCTGGAGGGCAAAGGATACAGCCTGTACAAGCTCAAAAACACCTGGACCGATAAGCGGAATCCCTATAAAGGGGTAAATGCCATTTACGCCAGTCCGGACGGGCAGCGCTTCGAGGTGCAATTTCATACACCAGAAAGCTTCGAACTGAAAAACGGCCCGCTGCACAAGTTGTATGAGGAATACCGGTTGGACAGCACAACGCCGGAGCGCCGGGCAGAATTAACACAGACGATGTTTACCATGTCGGCTGCGCTAAACCGGCCGAAGGATATCGAGAAGATTACATAAAGGAGGTGCAGGAGGCTGGAAAACTTTTATTTTGCATATGGTTACAACAGCAAGAAGCAGGCAGCTGCCCGCCTGTATCGCTTTATGGATGGGCAATTTGAACGCTATGATAAGAGGAGCAACTCATGGAACCCCGCTCCCGAACAAAGCTGCATTTTTGTGGGTGAGGATCTAGATTACGAGGAGATCACCGATGAGCAGGCAAAGGAAATAACCATTTTGGTATAACAAACACTCTCGAATCAACGAGGGTGTTTTTATTTTGTCCAGAACGTGCGGAAGACGTTAAAAGCTGCACACAACATGAACCTTACGGGCGCAGAACGTGAGGGGCAAAGGAGAAATCAACATGAATAAGCCTGTGAAGAAAGAAAGTCAAATCCGGTATCCGCTTAACCTGCAATTATTTGCAGAACCGCCGGCAGACCCCACGCCTCCTGCAGATCCTACCCCTCCAGTTGATCCGTCAAAGAGTTTCGATGATGTGCTGAAGGATAAGACGCTGCAGAGCGAGTTTGATAGGCGGATCGCGAAGTCATTGGAAACAGCCAGGGGCAAATGGGAGATTGATTTCCAGAAGCAACTGGATGAGGCCAAGACCGAAGCCGAGAAACTGGCCAAGATGAATGCTGACCAGAAAGCGGACTACGAGAAGCAGAAGCGTGAGGAGGAGCTGGCGAAACGGGAAGGCGAGATTACCCGCCGGGAGCTCCGGGCCACCGCACTCGAGCAACTGGCTGAGAAGGGTCTGCCGAAGACGCTGGCCGACATCCTGGTCTACAACGATGCTGATACCACCAATAAGAGCTTGGAAGCAGTGGAAAAAGCGTTCCGGGAGGCTGTGGAAACTGGTGTCAATGAGCGGCTGAAAGGCGGCGCCCCCGGTGGTGGAGGCAGTAAAGGCGGTGCAGGGCAAGCTGGAGAGCTCGGCAAGCGCTTGGCCGGGCAGTCCAAAGTCAGTGAAGACCTGGCCAAGGCACAGCAAACCTATTTCAATTAAGGGAGGCATATCCACGTGAGCAAATTTATCGAAACGACTTATACGAACAAGAAAGAGATTCTGAAGTTTCCGGATCATTACGTCGCTCTGGCCATCCGGGTCAGCGATGCCGGAGTAACAGCCAATGCGGAGGGCAAGAAGATCGTTCCCGCCGGCACCATTCTGGGCGGCGGCGTGCTGGCGGATGACACGATTGTGGCGGTGAAGGCCACGACCACCACCGGGGTGTCCAATGCGGAGGGCGTGCTGATGTCCGACACGGATGTTACCTATGGTCCGGCTCCAGGCGCCCTGATCATTCATGGCTTTATCGCGCTGACCAAGATTCCGACGCCTCCGACCGCGGAAGAAAAAACCGCGCTGAAGCAAATCACATTTATCAAGTAATCGAGAGGAGATGACAAAGACATGCCTACCATTTATGACCTGATTCGGGCGCCGGAAATCGCCGCCTACTACGCCAATAACCCGTCCAATGCCATTCCCTATCTGGGAGCAACGCTGTTTCCTTCGGACAAGAAAATGGGTCTTGATCTGTCTTGGATCAAGGGTTCCCGGGGGTTGCCGATTGCTTTGATGCCGTCCGCTTTTGATGCTAAGGCCACACTCCGGGACCGCATCGGCTTCGGAAAAGTGGAAACCGAGATGCCGTTTTTCCGGGAGTCCATGCGCATCGGAGAAAAAGAGCGTCAAGAATTATTGCGGTTGATGGAATCTAACAACACTGCTTATGTGGACACCATCATCCGCCAAATTTATGACGATGTGAACAACCTGGTTGGCGGTGCGGAGGTTAATGCTGAGCGCATGCGCATGCAACTGCTCTCCACGGGCAAGATTCTGATCACAGCAAACCGCCAGAACTATGATTACGACTACAAAATGAAAGCCGGCCATAAGGTTACGCTCACTGGAACGGATATGTGGAGTGACCCCAACGCTGATATTATCGGCGACATCCAAGAGTGGCAGGAATTGGTTGAAGATGACGAGGGAAATCGTCCGACCAAAGCTATCTGCACACGGAAGACCTGGGGATACATTATGAAGAACAACAAAATCAAACTGGATATGAATCCGTTGGGTGGTCAAAACATCATCATGACGGAAAAGCTCTTGAAGGCGTATTTGCTGGACAAATTGGGTTTGACGGTTGCGGTGTATAACAAGAAATTCGCACTGCAGGACGGAAGCACGCATCTCTATTACCCGAACGATTATTTCACGCTGATTCCTGACGGAAGCCTCGGCAAAACATGGTACGGCACCACGCCGGAAGAGGCTGATCTCATGACCGGCAAATCGGTTGCTGAGGTGTCCATCGTCAATACCGGCGTGGCCATTACCACGATTAAGGAACCGCATCCGGTCAATGTGGAAACCATTGTTTCCGTGATTGAGTTGCCCAGCTTCGAGTCCATCGACAGCATTTTCATCGCCAAAGTAGCATCTTAACCGCGGGGGCTTCGGCCCCTGCCACTGAACAGGAGGATTCATATGGATACCCAAGAGGTCAAGTTTCTAACCCGTGCGAAATACCGGGGTGTGACATACCCAGCGGATGCTGTTGTGGAGGTGTTGCCGGCCGACGTGCCTGGATTGATTAAGGCCGAGGTTATTCCGGAAGATACGGTTCCCCTCGAGCCGGAGAAGGAAAAGACGATTGAGGATATGACTCTTCCGGAGCTGAAGAAGCACGCCAAGGATAACGGCATCGATCTTGGTGAGGCCACGAAGAAAGAGGACGTCCTGGCCAAGATCGTAGCCGCCCAAACTGGCGAATAAGGAGGCTTCTGTATGACACCGATCCAGAAACTGCTGGTGTTGCTCGGTAATCCGGACTCGGATCATGTGCCACTCCTGGAGATCATGTATGCCGATGCGGAGGCGGATATGCTGGCCTGGACCAACCGGCAGGTGATTCCGGCAGGGCTGGAGTCGGCGGTCCGGCAGGTGGTGATCCAGCGGTACAACAAGCAAGGTATTGAGGGTCAGTCCAGTCACAGCGAGGGCGGCGTGAGCCGGGCGTTTGAATCGTTGCCGGCTGATCTGCAGCAAACCATTAGCCAATACCGGCTGCTCAAGGTGGTGGGGCGTCATGCGGCTTCGGGAACGCGATAAGCGGCCGGTACTGTTCCGGCTACGGGAAACCATCAAGGAGCCTGACGCTACCACCTCGGAGAGCTGGGGAGAACCGTTTACCATTCGGGGCAATGTGCAGCCTGCAGGCGGCCGGGTGATGGCAGAGATGTATGGTGAGCGCCTGGCCTATATGCGGGTGATGTATGTGGAACAAACCCCTCCGGCTCCATTGGAGTCTGCGGGGGCTTGCTTGTATACCGCTGAGGAGCCGGATTATAAGGTGATTGCGGTGCGCCCCTGGGGCTCTCATCACATCATCGACCTGGAGGCGATCTGATGCCAAGTGCAATGAAGGGGCTAGATGCCCTGATACGGAAGCTTGATGCACTGGGTGGTAGCAGTGATGCGGCCGTCCGCCTGGGCATTCTGCAGGCGACCAAGAAGGTGCAGGGGGACGCCAAATTGCTGGCACCTGTTGATACAGGAGATTTGCGAAAAAAAATATTCTCTCGTATGGAGGTGGAGAATGGTGAGCCTGTCGGTATCGTGTATACCAACGTCGAGTACGCACCATATGTCGAGTTTGGCACCGGCCAGCGCGGCGAGGCCTCCCCGTCCCCGCCGAAATGGGACGGCAGCCTCAGCTACCGGTACGATTGGGTGGGCATGACGGCCCGGCCGTTCCTGTACCCAGCGTTGGCACAGAATAAGGTGCTGATCCCGCAGATCATCGCGGCTCAGCTGCGCAAGGCAATCCAGAAACGGGGTGGCGTATGATTGACGTAAAGCCGGAGGTCAACACCTTGTTATCGGCGATTCCTGGTGTTACCGTATCGGACGCTTACCCGAAAGACTTTGCCAAGCTCCCCCATATTAGCTTTTATGAGGTGGAGAATAGTGACCCTCTCGGTATCGAGACCGGGCCATTGTCGGAGATCGCCATACAGATCGATGTCTGGCATAACAAGTCCACTGGTGAGCTGGCAGCAGCCGTGAATACGGCCATGAACAGCATTGGATTCCGGCGGCGTTTTGCGGCAGATGTACCGGACCCGGCCGGGGTAAAACATAAAACCATGCGATATCACGGTGTGGTGGACATACGCACTGGAAGGGTATCGCAGAAAGGGTGAATAGCATGCCTGGAATTTTGAGTAAAGATACGGAGCTGCATTATAAGACGGGTACGAATACGTGGGTCAAAATCCCCTTACTGATGAGCACCCCAGATATGGGCGGGGATCCTGAGCAGGTAGAGGTGACCACGCTCGAGGACGCCACCCGGAAATATATCGCGGGCATCAAGGATCCCGGCGATCTGCAATTTCAGTTTCTCTATGATAACAGCGCCACGACCAGTAATTTCCGCGTGCTGAAAGGTTTGGAGGGGGCAACCCACGATTTTAAGGTGATTTTTCCTGACGAATCGGAATGGGCTTTTTCGGCACAGGTTAGCGTCCGGATGGATGCCGCTGAGGTGAACGCGGCACTCACCTTCACATCCACATTTTTGCTGCAATCCGAGTTTACGGTTACCAATCCGGTATAATTCAAGCGCTCCTACGGGGGCGCTTCATTTTTTTGAGGAGGAATAACGATGAAATACACCACTTTTGAGTGCAACGGTCAGGAATTTAAGCTGCGTTTGACGGCGCAAACCTCTACCGAGCTGGAACGCAAACTGGGGCGCAATCCGCTGGGGATGATCACAGGAATTGGGGACGGCAATGTCCCTCCACTGACTGACGTTTTGCTTACCTTGCATGCCGCCATGCAGAAATTCCATCATGGCATGACCATGCAAAAGGTGTTTGATCTGTACGACGAATATATCGAATCCGGCAAGGATTATACGGATCTGATTCCGAGCGGGGAAGCTCCGGAGGACAGCGGCAAGTAATCTCCATGGCCGAGCTGTTTGACCAGCTCTATCAACCGGCATGTGAGGCCGGAATCGATGCTGCAGCTTATTGGGACATGACCTACGGGGAGATTGTTGCGGCGATCAAGGCACACGCATCCAGGCATAAGGTGGAGCTTCAGCAGGCGGCATACCTGGCCTATCAGCAGGCGCATGTGATTACCGCCATGATGTCGCGGGTGCTGGGCGGGAAGAAGAGTCCGCCGACCATCCACCAGGCATTCCCGGGTCTCTTCCCGCAGGCAGAACGACCGCAGCAGCAGGATTGGCGGCTCATGAAGGCGCGTATGGAAGTTTACGCCGATGCCAAGAAGAAATGGGGTGAGAAACAACATGGCCACAAAACTGGAGGAGCTGCAGGTCCTAATCACAGCCAAGACAGCAGGGCTGAGGCAGGGTCTGGCGGAAGTCAAGCGCAGACTGGGCGAAACGGATAAGGCGGTCAAGCAATCCACGGCCTCTATCGGCAAAACCTTCTCCCGGATCCCGGCCCCCAAGATCAAGACGGGAGAAATGACGAAGAGCTTGAAGGAAACCGAGCAGAAGGTGAAGCAGACTACGTCCTCTGTTTCGAAGAGTGTGTCTGCCATCTCCAAAACACTGGGGAGCGCCGGTGATACCATTTCCACCATAAGGGGGGCGAAGGGTGTAGGCGGTGCGGTGAGCTCGCTAAAATCATTGGTCCCTGCAGCTGGGGCAGCGTCCTCCAGTCTCACAGGCTTGGGCGGATCTGCTGCCGGCGCAGGAGCCGCGCTGGGCGCCACAGCAGCCGGTATAGGTTTGGTAGTAGCGGCGCTTGGTGTGGCTGTGGTGGGTATCGGAAAAGCCGCACAGCCAGCTGCGCAATTTGAATCCGCATTGGGCAGAATCAACATGCAGCTTAAGGATAATACCCGCGGTTACATGGAGTGGGCTCGTGCGCAGGGGCTGTCCCGTTCTTCGGCGGCGGACATGGGCGCCACCTATTCCGTGCTTCTGTCCTCCTTCACCAAGGATCAGGCCAAATTGGCCGAGCAGACTAAACAGATGGTGCAAGCTACCCGTGTTGCGGCTTCGGCAACAGGACGTAGCATTCAAGATGCCACGGAACGGTTCCGATCCGGCCTACTCGGCAATACAGAGGCCATCGAGGACATGGGGATTTTTGTGAATGTTTCCATGATCGAATCCACCAAGGCGTTTAAGCAATTCGCGGGTAGCAAGTCCTGGGAACAGCTTGACTTCAAACTCCAGCAGCAGATCCGGCTGGCGGCCATCCTGGAACAGACCTATGAGCGGTACGGAAACTCCCTGCAGGCCAATGTCATGACCAAGCAAATGATGCTCAATGAGCAGTTGAAGGACGTGAAATTGAATCTGTCTCAGGCGTTTCTACCGATCTGGGACTCGATCTT